CCCTAGCCACATCAGCCGGTACAGCGTAGTCGATAGGTAGGTTGTTCTCAGAACATAACTGTTTAAAGCGTAGGGCCACTGGCTCCCAGTCTTCCCTACAAACTTGTTCTGTTAAAGACCAATACGCATGTAGCCCCCTACCGGAATCGACAACGGTTGGCTTCGGTAGTTTAGTCTTTTTGCAAAACTGACTCAGCTCAGTTAGTGCGTGCCGTTTATCTGTAAACTTAGGCGGCATACCATCTTCAAACTCACCGCAGTCCAAATCCAAGAAGAACGATTTTAAGTGCCCCACAGCGGCTTTGGCTCGTGACTTGTTATTATTAAAAGTACCAAGCCCAAAAAAGCAATTCCACCCCGTGCTGTCAGCATTCGCAGCAGCGTCTACCAACTCTGCGCGGTGTTCAAAAAACGATTGTTTTACTTTACCGTTTGGGTGTATTAATAGTAGACAATAGTAATCTCCATCACCTGTTACGGAACGTAAGAATTGTAATTGGTTCATAGTCCCCCCATGAATTATAATAACTACGGCAAGGTGTTGGACGCTAAGTCCTCTTCTTTTGGTTTAGCTGCGGCTTTTTTCTTTGCCGGTTTCTTCTTTGGTGGTTCTTCTGCCTCGTCCTCAAACACAGTGTCGTCATTCACTGCTTCTTTGACTGGCGCTTCTTCAACAGCAGTAAAAGGGTTACCGCTCTCCTCATCTTGACTGAACCCATCTACCTCACCAAACGGATTACGTTTCTTCATCTCGACATACTTAACTACTTGTACGCCGTTAAGTCGTATAGACACCCCGTGGTCACGCATATTGTACGGAGTAAACATCACCGCAAGGTTCACAGTGCTGCCTGTAGTGAGTAAGAAATCACTAGGTAGCTCTTTACCTTTAGCGTCAACTTGTAGTGGTGCGTTGGTTGGCTCGCCGCTGTACGCGCCCTTGAGTTTAGCCTTTCCAATATACATACCATCTTCGTCTTTCTTGAACGGCATATCTAACTTCTCAGGCCATTTATCCTCACGCTTCTCAGCGTATGCCTTAGCCATACTGGTAAACAGCTCTTTGGCTTGGTCTTTGGTCATGCGGAATTGCATTTCGTATGCAGCTCCATCATCTAATGGGTCGCACGGAACTGAACGGTTTTCAGTATTATCAAATCGGTACGTACGGTTGATACGGGGGTATAGTGCTTCGACGTTATTTACTAAGTATGACATTTGCGCATTCTCCTAAGAATGGTTTGGTTTATGTTCGTACCCATCGACAGAATCAAAGGGTGACGACGTTACGCTCTCTACATATATGTTGTAGTGAGTTTTTGCTTTCTCAACAATTTCAGTGTCGAGTAAATCTTCTATTAGTTTTCGGGTCTTATCGGTGACCGGACGTAGGGGTTTGAACCGCAACACCTGCCGGTGGTAGCTATCCGTTTTAAACTCCACACGTGTTATGACATCTCTTACTTGTGTGTTGTTTGCAGCAAGGTGCCGTGTATATTCCCGCAGTGAAAGACTACCGTCAATAGTTTTACCGAAAATACTGGTGGGCGGTAGCTTCAACTGAAACACGTCCGCGTGTCCATGCACCAAAACAGCTAGTCGTTGACAGAAACGGCAGTCCCTACCAAACGAACCACGTATGTTTTTTGGGCAGTCAAGACACCTACCGCATTGTCTTTGGTTATCCGGTACGTCTGGGTCTGGGCGTTGAGTATCAGATGACCAACACATACGCTCGCCTTCCCAATACTCTCTTGCCATGCCTGCAGCATCTACGATAATTATATCTAGTCTATCAGGCGGCACCTCTCCTCCACCAGACAAGCTAAACTTATTGTCAGCTAGCTTTATAACCTGCATCATACGTCCGCGTCATCGTCATCGTACTTCAACAGGCCATCATCAGATGATAAAACCCACTTGTGTTCAGACTGGCTATTCAGTAACGCGTCAACAACGTCGTCTCTACTGAACCGGTACGTATTACCTACTTTTATATAAGTCTCGTTCGGTATATTGCCCCTCTTAATCCACTTGCGTAGGGTAGCGGTAGACACGTCAAAGTAGTCTGCCATAGCATCAATATCTAAAAACGTTTTACCGTTATCTTCGTGCATTATTTTTTCCTCACAGATAGTATGTATTCAGAATCGACGTTAAGTCCCGCAGGTACAGCGTCGGGGTTTTCTTCAAGGTATTGACGCATGTGCGTCTGGTTTACGCGCTTTTCGAGCAGCTCCGGCACTTCGTTTTCTAACACAAACTTGTGCATGGATTCCCAATCGCTCGTCCAGTACCGTGTCTTCACAGAACGGTAGAACGTACCCTCAGTAGTGCGTATGCTCTCCACTCCTGTAGAATCTAAATGCTCAAGCAGCGCCGTTTTAATCTTGTTTTGTGTCTCGACAAGTTCAGCGTCAGCGTCTTTAAACTCTTTACTTAATTCGCTACGTTTAGCTTTTATCTTTTGATAGGCGCGAACGGCCTTACTCAGATCGAAATCTGACATAATAATACCCTCTGTTATATGTAAGTAGTGATTAAACTATACTAAAGTACTCTACTAGCTAAGTCTAGCACTTATTGGATAATCTCACTATACAAATCTATCATTTTGGAATGAACGTTTATTCTATCGTCCAACATAGCGTACATTCGCTTCTCTACATGAGAACCTTGCAACTGCACAACGGTGCACTTATGTGTTTGTCCCGACCTGTGTACACGTGCGTTTGCTTGTGCGTATGTCTCCAGCGATGACGTTGGCCCCCACCACACCACTGTGTTTGCAGCAGTCAACGTAACACCATGTGCAGCCGCTTGTGGTTGTATAACAAGTATCTGCGTCTCGTCTGTTTCTTGGAACCGTTTAAATATATCTGTGCGTTTTGTTGCAGGTACGTCTCCACGTATTATTTCTACAGTGTGCCCGTCGCTACGCAACTTTTCAGTTAGCACGTCAATAGCATGTTTGAACGGAACGAACACCAACACTTTCTTACTCGACTCGTCGATAACCTCACGTAGTACTTTGTATCGGTGCTTGATGTCGAACTCTAATGAATCCCCACCGTCTGTGTATACAGCACCGGCACTTATCTGTAACAACTTGTTCATGGCTACGGCTGCATTCGGCGCAGTGATCTCCTCACCGGCGGCACGCATAATCAACTTATCGCGTAGTTGTTTGTAGTACTTCTTCTGTTGTTGTGTAAGCTCCACCTCACGTTTGGTGTACACCATATCCGGCAAGTCTAGGCACTCGTCTTTGGTGTAACGTATCGCCGGTTGTAATGCGTTGAACACAATGTCAGTCGCGTTTTCTTTTGGTATCCACTTAAACTGCGTGAACCGCACCATGACTTGATCGCGGAAAGAACCAAAGAACCTCGGCACCCCTTTAGGATTGACTAACTTCGCCAGACCATACGCATCAAGGGGACTTTGCGCAGCCGGAGTACCTGTCATTAACCACAACCACGTGTCCGGTGCTAACAACCTGTTTAATGTCTTCCACCGCTTAGTCTGTACGTTCTTGTAGTGGGTAGCTTCATCTATGATGATACAGTCGAAGCCGCCCTCAGCTA